AGCACGTCAATTAGACATTGACCAAGTAGAAGCTTTAGCTAGAGTTTTATTTAACACAGATGTTTCTAGAACCACCTCTTCTGAATTAAGAAGAGATATATTAATATACGCAGAGCAAGAACCAGAATTTTTCTTGCGAGCTGTAAAAGACCCTGGGTTAAAATTAAACTCTAAAGTCCAGGAGTTTTTCGCTCATAAGGTATTAATATTTAAAAATAACAAGAAGGATGTATACTTTAATACAGATAAGAATAAAAAGAGAATGCTTAATCTTCCCTTTGGAGAAGACCCTTACTATGTAATTGCAAGCTATCTACAATCTGATGAGGGTATTGAAATATTAAAATTTCTTGAAAAAAACTTGGATAACAAAAAATAATTATTACTTTTGCAATAGAAGTGTTCATAATAATAAAGGAGCTGATTACTCCGACCAACCAAGAAGAGGCTGCAGAAATGCATCCTCTTTTTTTTTGCTTATCTTTGTGGTAAATAAAATAACAGATGAGCATAATAAATTCAGTACGAGAAACTGTACTGTCGGTTCTTAATAAAAACAACTATGGGTATATAACTCCTAGTGATTTTAATTTATATGCCAAGCAAGCACAGCTAGATATTTTTGAAGATTATTTTTATCAATATAATTATCAGATAACTAAAGAGAATGCTAGGCAATCAGGAGTGGGATTGGCAGATATAAAACAAACTTATGAGGATGCTATAGAAATATTTTCAGAGCAAGAAACTCTTGTGCCTGTATATCTAAATGGAGCTAGTGAGGTTATTGTTTCACCTTCTGCAACATCTACTTACAGTGTCCCTACAGTAGCTACCACAAGCTCTGACTATTATTTAATAAATAAAGTTTTACTACTAACAAGATACTTAGTTGATAACAGCACTAATACATTATCATTTACACAAGAGTTAGTTGATAATACTAAAAACTTTTTTGCATTAGGAGTTCAGCCAGGTGATGTTGTTGTTAATTTAACTACAGGAGATACAGCTAATGTTAGGTATTTAACCCCATCAGCTACCGACACCTTGATATTAGATAATAATATTTTTCCAAACGCAGGGGTTAAGTACACAATTTTAAGCGCTAGACAAGGTGTAAATGAATGTGAAAAAGTAACAAACAAAAAGATAACACAACTAAATATGTCTAACTTAACAAAACCTACAGAATTGTTTCCAGCATATTCACAGAATGGAACAGTAATACAGGTATATCCTGAGAACTTTCAATGGGGTGTAAATGTAATAAATTCTGGAGAGACATCAGCTGGCAGAATCTTGTGTCAGTATATACGATATCCTAAAGACCCTAAGTGGACTTATGCTCAGCTAGTTGGAGGTGAACCATCTTTTAATCAATCAGATTCTTTATACCAGGATTTTGAATTACCCTTAGAAGATGAGCCAACATTAGTAAATAAAATACTACAATATGCTGGAATGTCGATTAGAGAAGTTCAAGCAATCCAGTTTGGGCAATCAATGGATATGAGAGAAGAACAAAATCAGAAATAATGGCGTACTTAACAGAATATCAATATTACGAGAATACAGGAAACCCTCATACAGAAGATGCTAACTGGGGTTCATATCAATATGTAAGTTTATATGACATAGTTAATAATTTTATGTTGATGTATTCTGGCAATCATAGTTTAGTAAATAACGAAGAAAGGTATAGAATTTTATTTCATGCGAAGAGAGCTATACAAGAACTAAATTATGACGCATTTAAAGAGCTTAAGATTTTAGAACTAGAAGTGTGTGACACACTAAGATTTGTTTTACCTCCAGATTATGTAAATTGGGTGAGAATATCTTTATATAAAGACGGAGTTCTTAGACCGCTTACTGAAAATATTCAAACCAATTGGAGTGATGCATACCTTCAAGATAATACTTGCAGGATTTTATTTGACCATGATGGAAACATTTTAAAGCCATCTACATCAACGATTGACCTGCAAAGGATAGAAGGTACTAAAAAAAGTATTTACCTTAACGAGCAAAGCCCTTATAACAATAGAGAGGGGTATTGTGTAGATGGTAGTTGGTATTTTGATTACGGTATAGGAGCTCAGTACGGATTAAATACTGAGACTGCAAACTTTAATCCTACATTTAAAATAAATAAAAAAGCAGGAGTTATTAACTTCAGTTCAGATATGGCAGGAGAGTTTTGTATTTTAGAATATGTATCAGATGGCATGGAGGCTGGAGATGACTCTCAAATAAGTGTCAATAAATTATTTGAAGAATATGTTTACGCTTACATTCAGTTTGCTATATTGAATGCTAAGTTTGGTGTACAAGAATACGTTGTTGCAAGAGCAAGAAAAAGAAGCTCTGCGTTACTAAGAAACGCTAAGCTTAGAATTAGTAATATACATCCTGGTCGTTTGATTCAAAACATCAGAGGTATGGATAAGTGGATTAAGTAAGCATGGCAGAAACTACTAGAAATTTTATCGCAGGTCGAATGAACAAAAGCGTTGATGAACGCTTGATTCCTAATGGTGAGTATGTTGATGCTATGAATATTAGGCTAGGCTCTACTGAGGAATCTGAGGTTGGTTCTGTTGAAAATACAAAGGGTAATCAGCAATTAACTTCTTTGAGTTATAATGGAGTTCCTTTAAGTGACCAAGCTAAATGTATTGGTGCTTATGAAGATGGCCAGAGAGAAACATTATATTGGTTTGTTCATGACCCAGCTCATCTCGTTGGGATAGTAGATATGGTCGTTTCATATAATGTTCAATTAAACTTACTAACGTATCACGTCATTACAGTGGGTGCTCTAGAGACAGTGCTAAACTTTAATGATGATTTCTTAATAACAGGTGTTAATAGAGTTGAAGACTTATTGTTCTGGACAGATAACTACAATCAACCTAGATTTATAAACATTAAAAGAAACTATAACTCAAACTCACCTGATTTAGAAGAACAACTTTTGGTTATAAAAAAACCACCTGTTGCAGCTCCATCGTTTGAATTAACTAACCTATCTGGTGAAGAAAACTTTATAGAAGAAAGATTCTTAACTTTTTCTTATAGATATATATATGAAGATGGAGAGAGGTCCGCTTTATCACAGTTTACAGAGCCAGCTTTTATCCCTAAGGGATTTGATTACGCTATAGACACAGGTTTAAATGAAGGGATGACTAATGCTTTTAACAATGTTAAAGTCACATACAACAGTGGAGGTCCTTTAGTAAAAAGTATTGAGGTTGTTTTTGCAGAAACCACATCTAGTGTAATTAAGTCTATAGAGATATTTAACAAACAAAATCTTGGGTACGCAGATAATACAGACTATACTTTAAATTTTAACAACAGTAAGATATTTACTGTAATTTCTCCTACCCAGTTAACAAGATTGTTTGACAACGTGCCTTTAAAAGCGCAGGCTCAAACAATAATGGGTAATAGATTAATTTATGGTAACTATGTTGACGGATATGACTTATTAGATTTAAACACAAATCCAATACGTTTAGAATACTATTGCGAGCTTATATCTGAAGTTATAGCTGAAGGTTCAATACCTGATAGAACAGATAGTTTTAACTACACTATAGACACTAATAATAATGTAGTAAACGCTGCAGTATACTATGATTTTACAGATATAGAATTAGTTACTGGTGCTTCTTTAAATTTTGAAATAAGATATAATCATTCTGGATTTACAGGACAACAACCTTTTCCTGCTGCGCAATCACCGCTTATAACACTTGAATTCACTTTCCTTCTTCCTCAAGATTTTAATAGCGTTTATGAGCTATCAACAGACCCTGCGTTTGTAGAAACTATAGGTACAGCAGCAAACATCCTTCCTGTATATGACCCAGTTCCAGGAAACGAAACTTCCTGTGACGGAACAACTGTAACGGATGAATGGAACTGTTCACTACCAGCTAACTTAGATACTTTGTTAAAATTTGAAAGTGGTATAAGTAGTGCTGGTCAACCAATACAAATAATCTCAAGTCCTGGTAGTCAAGAAATAGGTTTTGTTATTCCAGCGATGGCTTATGTAGATGATTTAGCTGCACCCACTCAAACTGTTTATGAATATTATACTGTTTCATTTGCAGACTTAACTTACCTTGGCATAGGAAACCCTAAAAGTCTTCACAGTGATAGGGATTATGAATTGGGTATTGTTTATATGGATGAGTTTGGTCGCTCTTCTACAGCACTAGTAAGCCCAAACAACTCAATACATGTTGGGTGTTCGGCATCTGATTTACAAAATCAAATACAGGTAGTAATACCACCATCACAATTAGCGCCTGCATGGGCAGACAGATATAAGATGGTTATAAAGCCAGATTTTGAAGATTATAACACAATTTTTTCAAATGTATTTTTCGATGAGCTCTCAACATCTGCCACTTACTTTTTATTAGAAGGAGAGAATGCAAGAAAAGTTGAAGAGGGAGATAGGCTTAGGGTGAAAAGAGATACAGGAGGAGCTACCAACCGTTGTCAATACGCTACTGTTCTGCAGAAAGAAGCTCAGGAAGAAAATTTCTTAGACGTTGCGGATGGGCAAGGAAACAGTGTTACAGTTCCAGCTGGAACATATATGAAAATTATTGCAAATGATTTTCAAGTAGAACCAGGTGACCTTCCTACTGTATTGTATGGAAATAGAAGTGTAAGCCAAAGGAGTGGAAACAGTCATCCAAGGCTTGCGTATCCATGCGGTGTAGAAGACCCTAACAACCCAGGGCAGTATATAGATTACACAATACCAGCAGGTTCAAGGATACGTTTGTATATTAAATTCAGAAGAGCAGGAAGACGTAGCGGTGGATGTGATGGAAGAGAGTATACCTTAGATTTAAAGCTAACATCATCACAAGATTATGATAATTTTAAAGAGTGGTTTGACGGAGATAATATACAGTCTAGACTAGACAATGGAGCGGTTAATGTTTCTAATGGTCCTGACTGTCCGCCACCATACTTTCAGAATTACTACAATCCTGCTTTACAAACAGGAGCTAGTACTAATGATGCTTTAGGTGCAATGCCACAAGACAGGTGTGTGTACCAATACCAGTTTTTAAGAGCAACGAATAACAATTTACTTTCCCTTGGATTAATAGGCACAAACTCATGTAGAGGTTCTAAGCACTCTAATAGTAGGAGAGCAAAGATAGAGGCAAATATAGAAGTCTTTAGAGCTGAAAATACTATAGTTTTTGAGACTGAGCCAAGAGAGGCTACACCAGATTTATGGTATGAATCAGCAGACGTATATAGTATTGACAAAGCAACAGGTAGACATGAGGGCAATATACAAAATCAAACAGGGTCTCAGTCTGCTATTGTGTTAACAGATTTCTTTAACTGTTTTACTTTTGCTAATGGTGTTGAAAGTTATAGAATAAGAGACTCAATTGTAGGAAAAGAATTTTCTTTAGGAGAAAGAACAACCTCTACTTCTGAATTAGAATTTAAGCAAGCGCATCGCTTTGCTGATTTAACATATAGTGGTGTTTATAATAACGAAAGTAATGTAAACAAGCTAAACGAATTTAACTTAGGGTTATTAAATTTCAAACCTTGTGAAGATATATATGGCCCAATTGAAAAACTTCATGGAAGAGAAACTGATATACTAGTATTACAGGAGGATAAAATATCCTATGTATTAGCTGGTAAAAACCTATTAAGCGACTCAACAGGTGGGGGACAGATAGCCTCTGTACCTGAGGTTTTAGGAACTCAGATAGCTAGAATAGAAGAGTATGGCATCTCAAGAAACCCAGAAAGTTTTTGTTCTTGGGGTTATAATAAATATTTTACTGACGCTAAACGAGGCGCAGTAATTATGCTTACAGGAGCTGCAGGACAAAACGAACAGCTTACAGTAATTTCTGAATCTGGGATGAGGTCTTGGTTTAGAGATAGATTTATATCTGGTCTAAACACTCAAAAAATTGGGGGATATGACCC